TTGACTTTATCAAGGTTGATGTCGAAGGCTATGAATGGTTTGTGCTCCAGGGTGCTGAACAGACAATACTCAAACATCGCCCGCTATTGCAGTTGGAAATTGTAGCACACCAGTGTAGAAAATTCAACTACTGGGCAGAAGAAATGATACAATGGATTGTTGAACGAGGATATCGTGTGGCCAGTAAACGTGATGGATGGTTGAACAAGCCTATTGAAACCAAAAATCAACAGTTGCACCACAACAGCATACCACGCAAAGGCGATATGGATCTGTTTTTTATACCTAAGGAGTGGCCAGTTAAATTACACTGTGCAACTACCACGTTTGGAGATCTGTTTGAAACTGAATGAGTGGCAAAGTCTAGTAGCAGAAGATGATCATCGCTTCAAGGTGGTTATTGCTGGAAGACGCTCAGGTAAAACCTATCTCAGCATTAGACAGATCTGTTACCATGCAAGACTGCCCGATCAAGAGATATATTATATCACAGCTTCCTATCGCATGGCCAAGACCATTGTGTGGAAACAGTTGAAGAACAGACTGTTGGATCTACGTTGGGCAAAAAAAATAAATGAAAGTGAACTGCAGATACAGTTGAAAAATGGCAGCACCATCAGCCTAAAAGGTGCTGAAGACCCCAGCAGACTGCGTGGTGTTAGGTTAAACTACTGTGTGATTGACGAAGCTGCTTTTGTGTCGCAGGAACTGTTTTCTGAAGTAGTAAGGCCAGCACTTGCTGACGACCTAGGCGCTTGCCTATTCATAAGCACACCACTAGGTAAAAGCAACTGGACATATGATCTGTTTAACAATCAAGAAACACAACCAGAACAGTGGAAGAGCTGGCAGATACGCACAATAGACGCTGGCACAGTTGCACCAGAAGAAATAGAAGCTGCACGTGCCGACATGAGTGAAAAACAGTTTAGACAGGAGTTTGAAGCTACCTTTGAAACATTTGAAGGATTGGTTGCTTGGAACTTTAAAAGAGAACTACACTGTGTTGACAGTGAAGCGTGGGACACTTCACAGATATTAGTAGGCTGTGACTTTAACGTAAGCCCCTGCACTGCTGCTATACTTGTAAAATCCACGACAGGCATTGTGCAGATAGATGAAGTAGTGCTACACAACTCAAACACAGAAGAGCTTGCACAGGAAATTAACACACGCTACCCTAGAAGCAAGGTGTTTGCATTCCCTGATCCTGCAGGCAGTGCAAGAAAAACTAGTGCAGGTGGTGCAACTGACCACACTATACTTGAAAGAGCAGGCTTTATAGTTAAAGCACCCAGAAAGCACGACCCTATTAGAGACAGGATTAACAACATAAATTGGCTATTGCAAAGCAGTGACGGTGTTTCACGATTACAGATAGCAAAAACATGTAAATACACTATAGAATGTTTGGAAAAGTATAGTTTCAAACCAGGCAGTCAAATACCAGACAAGGGTGAGTTTGACCACATGTTTGATGCTTTAACCTATTGCACAAATTATGTTATGCCTCTTAAGAAACAGATTGACAAACCGCAACCTCAGCGCTGGGGTGCTAAACTAAGGTAAAAAAATGGATCAAATACAAACACTTTCGAATGCTGTTGATCAAGCACTAGAAGTAAACACAACCTACTCAACATACGAACCACAGTGGCGCTATCTATTAGAAAGCTACATGGGTGGCGAAGAATATCGTAGAGCTGAAAACCTAATACGCTATCAGCTGGAACAGGATCACGAATACGCTGCAAGACTGTTTGCAACACCACTAGACAATCAATGTGCAAGTGTGATTAGTGTATATCAGAGCTTTCTATTTAGAACGCCACCAGAAAGAATATTTGGCAGTTTAGAAGGCATGCCAGAAATAGACGACTTCCTATCAGATGCTGATCAAGATGGACAAAACCTAAATGCGTTTATGAAGGACGCTTCAACCTATGCCAGCATATTTGGCCATGTTTGGATTATGGTAACTAAACCTTTTATGGGTGCTGTTACAATGGCAGAAGAACAAGCAAGTGGTATTAGGCCATATGTCAGCATGATGACACCACTTGTTGTTGTAGACTGGGACTGGACAAGAACACCCACTGGCAAATACCAACTAAGCTATTTCAAATACCTAGAAGAAGTAAATGGCAACTTCAAAGTATTCAAAGAATGGCATGAAAACAAAATCGTAACCAAAGTTGTAGACACTGAAAACGATCGTGTTACAGACGAGTATGAAGAACAAAACGGACTTGGCAAAATACCAGCTGTTTGTCTTTACAACAAACGTGGCGTGCAGAGAGGCCTTGGAATTTCAGACATACAAGACATCGCTGATCATCAACGCTATATCTACAACTGCTACAGTGAAATACTGCAAAGCATTCAAATGGACACACACCCCAGCTTGGTTGCTACTCCTGAAACAAACGTAGGAACAGGCAGTGGTGCGCTTATACACGTGCCTGAAAACATTGACCCAGCACTTAAACCCTACCTACTAGAGTTTTCAGGTGCGGGCATAGACAAAATACTGTCAAGCATACAAGCAAGCATAGATGCTATTGAAAAAATGGCAAACATAGGTGCTGTAAGAAGCACAGAAGCACGCAAAATGAGTGGTGTAGCACAACAGCAGGAGTTTGAACTGCTGAATGCAAAGCTAAGTGAAAAAGCAGATAATCTTGAATTAGCCGAAGAACAAATATGGCGCTTGTGGAGTGAATATATGGGTAGAGAGTGGGATGGCGTTGTTGACTATCCTGGCTCATTCAATATCCGCGACACCGATAGTGAAATTCAGCAGCTGAAGACTGCGGCCGACATAGTCGGTGACAACCCCGAAGCACGACAAGAAATTGCTTCTAGAGTTATGGAAATACTCGGAGTTGAATTACCTACTCAAGCAGAAACCGCAGCGCCTGAAGTTGACCTTAAAGAACTCGAACATCCTATCACAGTGTCAGGAGAAAACAGAGTAGAGCATATTCAAGAAATGATCATGCAGGGTTACACAGATAAGGAAATGCTTGCACTGCATCCCGAAATAACCCAACAGGATATTGACAGTGCTAAACAGGAACTACTAGACTCCGGGAGCGAATAGGATGCCAGTCGTAAAAAGAAAGAACGGCTGGAGCTGGGGCAGACAGGGTGTCGTGGTTGACACCAAAAAACGGGCCGAGGAAATTGGCCGTGCAATCAAAGCAAGCAAAAGAAGGGGGTAGCGAGTATGGCACAGCGTGGCAAAAAGAAAAAAAACAACCGCAGAGGTTGATTGGGCACAATACTTCTGGGACATAAGGGGCGTGTGTCCCTGGAGTTGGAGTGCATGGCGTCGTGGTGAGATAGCCGTCCACAAGGGTTTTAGTGACATTTTTCCCTTGGACGGCTATCAAGCCCGTGTTTACTGCGTTAAATTATCACCTAGACTGTGTAAGCTACACACAGATCGTCTCAACAAGGAGCGACCCAATGAAGAATGGCTGTGGAGTCACCCCAGTTATCACAATAACTCAACACCAGTGCCTGTGTTTATACAACAGGATAGATCAAGACTGGCGGCACTCAGAAAAACCCTGGATGCAAAGGAAAAATAAACCTCCTGCTCGTGCACGCCAGGCTTTTGTATAATTCCTGTTAAAAAAAACCCTACAGCACGGTAACACACTGTAGGGCCCAAATTGGCATTTAATGGAAGAAAGCATACCGTTGAAACTGTGAGAGTGCGCCAACTGTATCTCAATCACTGTAACTGTGACTTGCACCTGCAATACTGTTAATTTTAACACGCACACGCTCTAAACAAACATGGGCATGCGCTTGGTTAGGCACACTCAGCCATGTTGAAAAAATCTCATCAATAGTTTCTGCGCTCACACTGTCCAACACAATAGTGTCTTTGTTCTGATTGAATGTTTTGCGCTGTTTTTCTGTAAGCGCATAATCTGTAACAATCAAGTGTTTGATTTTGCGCAGAGTCTTGGGTGCGTAGAAGTCAAAAATGCCTCCAGTGCACTGTAGAATTGTGCCTTGGTCGTTTTCAAAGCTATATGCGTGATGAACAGTGAAATTTTCTAAAGTTGTCATTGCCCGTGCCTTTGTTTGCCTAGGTAGTGCCTTATTGCTAACTACAAATACAGTATATGATTGTTTTTAAATTGTGTCAACCCAAAATTTCATCTAAATCACAAGCGTCTAATATTTCAGGCGGATAATCTGCATTTAGATTAACAGGTTTCTTTTTCAGCGCCTTAAGCCCAGCAAGAATAACACCTTTGTTGCGCATCCTTGTAAGCTGTTTTGCTTGAATAATTTCACACCAGTGACGCCAGTTATCCATTCTAGGATCGCACCATAGTGTGCGTGTTTCACCATCAACACAGATAACTGTGCAACGATAGCACTTGCCGCCAAAGTTTGAACTACATTCTTGAACGTGTGTTAATATACCTTCCATTTTTTAGTCTCCTTTACAATACAATACTTTGTATTTATGTTACATTCATAATACCAGCTTGTCAACTCAAAACAGCTAAATAAATATACTAAACTCATACAAGGAGGCGAGGCAACAATGGCCGTAGAAGAAACATTGGCAAGTGGAGAAACTGACTCTCCCGAATACAGTCAGGCACAAGGTGAGCAAGAAACTAGAAGTTACACCCAGGAAGAAGTAGACAACATGATGGCACGCATGCGTGGCAGTCTTGAAAAGAAACTTCTTAAACCTTACGAGGACTTGGGCGATCCAGAAGAACTACGCCAGTTGAAGGCAGAGCAGGAAAAGCAACGCCAAGAAGAACAACTCAAGCGTGGAGAATTTGAAAAAACTTTACAGGAACTTGCTTCCAAAAAGGATGCTGAAATTCAAAAGAGAGATTCCATCATTGAGGATTACAAAGTGAATATGCCACTGGTTAACGCCGCGGCAAAATCAAAAGCTGTTAATCCTGAGCAAGTCCAGGCATTGTTACGCAACAGTGTGCGTCTTGGCGAGAATGGTGAGGCAGAAGTATTAGACAGCACCGGTGCTGTAAGATATGACGATTCGGGTGCGCCACTGACTGTAGAGTCATATGTAGACGAATGGTTAAACAACAACCCACATTTTTTAAGTGCTGCTCCTGCCACTACAAACACAAAAAGTTCTGTAATGGCGCCTATGGATAAAAAGGTAGATCTCGCAAATTTGGATTTAACAGATTCTAAGAATCGACAACTATACAAAGAGGCCAAACGCAAGGGCCTTGTTTAATTATTGCCAAATAGAGGAGAACTACAATGGCTTTTAACACTGCATATGATTTAGACTCGCTTGTCGTTAACACGAAAGCGGCAACTGTTTACACTGCTCACGAACAATCACTGTTCCTGGGTGGAGATATGATTCCAATGGTAAACCTACCAGCTGGATCTATTACTGCACAAATTCCTGTAATGGGAACTGTGACGGCTGAGAAACTGGGAAGTAGTGACCCTGATGCGCTTGACGATTTCTCAGCACTTACTGTTACTGATTCCAAAGTAACAATTGAAAGCAACATCTATGCTGCTAGACACGTTATGCGTGACCTGGGTCTTATTGATCCTAACGAAACGGGTCGTGTGCTTGGTAATGCTATCCAAACTGCATTTGACAAAGACGTAATGGGCGCCATTGGCAACCTTACTACACAGGAAATCACTGACAGTGACGGTCTTACTGTTGCTGAGCTTTTCAAAGCTGTTGGAACAATCCGCGGTAACGGCGAAACGGGTCCTTTGATGGGCATTGTTGGTGCTGCTGATTATGCTTCGCTTATGAACGACATTGGCAGCACAAGCTTTGCTGGTGGCGACTTCCAAAACGAAGCTATGCGCAACGGTTTCTTCGGCAGCATTGCTGGCGTGCAACTGTTTGTGTCCAGCTATTTTGATGCTACTAACACTGGCGTTGCTTCAGCTAAAGCTGCTGTGTTTGGTCAAGACGCTCTGCGCATTGCTATGTTTAAGAACGTTGACCTCGAAGTTGCTCGTAGAGCAGAAGCAGTTGGTAACGACATTGTTGCTAACTTGCACGCTGGCGTTGGCGTTATTGATGCTAACCGTGGTGTTATTCTTCAGGATGACGCATAAAAGTAAGGGATAGAAGATGGCTTTTGTAGTAGAAAACGATATAGTAGTTTCCTTTGCGGAATTTCAAGATGTTGTAGCAAGGGACCAGAGGTTGTTTGATGCAAACGAAGGCCTCTTCGATGATGTTGTTGAGAATCTGTTGATCCGTGCGACTGAGCGTATTTTAAGTAAGCTTAGAAGCACGGATTGGTGGAGAACCTACTACGTCGAAAGGGATAACAGCAACACGTATAACACTGTTGCTGACATTCCTGAAGTGGATCCAAACAAAATCCTTGACAGGCAGAATGACTTTACAGATTTGTGTGTTTACACCGCAATGAGTGAGTTTCTTTTGCCACTAGTTGCTGATTTTGGTGACGAAGATTCAGCAGAACGTCAAAAGATGGGATACTATTCGAACAAAGCAGAACACCTGTTCCTAGAATTGGTTAAAGCTGGCGACTGGTATGACTTTGATGGCGACAATGTTGTTGAATCGCGTGAAAAGGATCCAGGCAAAATAAATCTTAAGAGAGTTAGATGAGGCAAGAGATACTGGAATATGTCCAAGGACTTAACCTAGGTGAATTTATAGTTACCACTGAGTTACCCTGGAATGAAAACGGTGTCCCTCTCTATCTAAAAAATCCAAAAAAGGTTTATGTTTCGCGTGATGACGTAGACAGTGATGACATTATTCAAACACTGAGTGGTTTAACACTTAACATTGAAACAACAACTGTTTCGCTGATATTTTCAAGCGATGCAAAAACAACAAATCCAGGTTACGAGGGTGCTGTAACACAGCTTAGAACCGCTAAAAACATTACCACTATCGGTGGTGTGTTAACAAGGACTCTTGCCATAAGCACAGAGTTTGAAGGCGATCTACAAGTAACCACTATGGATATAACATTTACCAAGCTACAATAGGAGAATTAGAATGGCTTATATCTTTCCAGCTCCAGGTGTAACTGATGTAGAATCTACCCTTACAATAAGTGTGAATTCAAACACTAGTGACACTGGACTCATAGTTCCTGCAATACAGGATGTAACAATTAACGCTGCCAACGACGTGTTTACGTGGACACAGTTGGACTCAACAGCTAAAGAGCAGATTGCGACCACTTCAACAAACAGCCTGTCAATGAACATTGTTCTTGATCAGGATGTGTTTTTTGGAACGGATCCATCTACTGGCACAACCGCTGCAGAACTGGGTATTTTCACTCTTTCGATCAACAAAACGTTGGTTGGATTTGAACTTTACCTTGGCGACACAGATGGCGGCGTAGAGGGCAAAACTATTACGGGCACGGGTTATGTAACCGGGCTGGCTCCAACTGTAAGTGCTGACGCACCAGTTTGGGTATCACCAATAACAATCACAGTTACTGGCGAATACAGCTTTTCATAATAGTTGACAGTAGAGAGGGGGGCAACCCCCTCTTGTTTTAGAGGACGAGATTAATGGAACTACTAGATAAAAAGTCAGACAAAGAACTGTTAGACAGTTGTCTTGCAGAACTTGCAAAGGCCACAAATGAAATAAAATGCGCACAGGGTGACCTAGCCAAAGCACAATCGCGCTTGGGTTTCCTAGTTGTGCTTTCAAATGAATTGATAAAAAGACAAGGAGATAAAAAGTGAACCTATCAGAAATCAGCAAAGCACCCGCTTTGACAAAAATCATAGTTGACGACGCAGAAACAGTAGAAGAGTATGGCGAGTCCATAGAGTTTTATACTTGGGATAGACAGCCCATGCATATGTTTATGAAGCTGGGCACTATTAACCAGGACAACACAGAAGAACTGTTAGACGTTGTTAGCAATCTAGTGCTTGATGAGGAAGGCAATAAGATATTTGAGGACGATAAAACAATCCCAATGAATCTTATGATCAAAATCATTAACATCATAGTTGAAGACCTGGGAAAGTAATAAACCCAGGTGTTGATCCTGACAGCATAGAAACCAATCGTGCTGTGATGTTAGACAGTATTGCAAATAGATACAGTTGTCTTCCCAGCCAGGTCATGGAGCAAGCAGACAGTTTTGACATCTGGGTTTTTCAGACCAGTCTTGCCTATCAGGATTACCATCAGAAAAAAGAACAGGCCAAGCAGGGGAATGGCGCACCGCCCAGCCCTAATATTCCGGTAAATACTTTACAAGACATGATGGACAAGGTCAAAAGGAAGCAGGTTGACAGTAAAACTTAAAAAAAACAAAGTCAAACCCAGCCTTGGTAGAGTCGAAAAGAAATTCGGTAAACTACCCAAGAAGGCTTTCCAATTTTGGCGTAAAATCACCCCTAAGCGCACTGGTAATGCACGCCGCAAAACACGCCTAAAAGGTGACACCATCCAAGCTAGATATCCTTATGCTGAAAGACTGGACAATGGCTACAGCCAGAAAGCTCCTGAAGGCATGAGCGATCCAACTTTCGAATACATTCAGAAGTTGTCAAAAAAAATACTTAGGAAAAAATAATGGCTGATCTAAATTATACCGCTGATATTAACACACGCCCAGCTAGGCAAAGCCTTAAGAAACTTCAGGGCAGTGTTAGTAATACCAGTGCTACATTTGATAGGCTAAAAGGTGCAATAGCAGGCATCGGTATTGCTACTCTTATTCAGCAGAGTGGACAACTTGCAAGTGTAATGAGCAACATAGCAAGAGCTACTGATATATCGCTAGCTAGTGTTACAGGATTCAGCCAAGCTCTAATACAGGCAGGCGGCACAGCTGAAAGAGCCGCAGACGGTATAAGTGACTTTACTAAAAACGTAGGTGAAGCAGCACAGGGCAGCAGTGAATTACAAAACACCTTTGGCAGGCTTAACATCACGCTGGATGAACTTGCTAAACTTTCTAACGAAGACCTATTTAGACTAACTGTTGAACGCCTAGGCGAAGTTACGGACGCCAGTGAACGCTCGGCAATAGCGCAACGGCTGTTTGGCGAAAGCCTTAAAGGCGTGGACGTTGTTAGTGTTGCAAACAACCTTAGCACACTGTCTGAACGCAACAAAGAAACTGCTGATGCAATACAGCAGGCTGCAGATGTTTCAGAAAGACTAAGTGCAGCATATTTCACGCTGAGAATAGAAATATTATCCAGCCTGCAGCCTGTTGCCGACTTTGCACTTGCCATAACCGATAATCAAGACGCAGTGCGTGGCCTTATTAAATTGCTTGTGGAATTAGCCAGCATTGCTGCCAGCTTCTTCCTAATAGGAAGGGCATTGCGCGTGCTAGGCGCAGTGTTTAAAACACTAGGAGCAATTGGCGGAACTGTGTTTAGGGTGTTTGGCCGCATTAGTGAAGAAATAACAGCATTAGGTAAGTTTATTTCAGACAATATTCCTTTCATAACTGCCTTTACAGCGGTGTTTAGTAGACTGTTTGATGCAGTTATAAAAGCTGCTGACGCTTTTGCAAGGTTTATTGGACTGAAATCAGACATTGAATCTACCGGCGAAGCGTTGGACGATGCTGGATCCAATGCTGCAGAAGCAGGAGAAGCTGCTGCCAACGCAGGGCGTCAAGTAATTGATGCACTAGATCAACAGCGTCGCAGTTTAGATAGCCTTGTTGGCGGTTATAACAGGCAAAATGAACAACTGCTGGAGAATCTAAAAAGACAGCGTGATCAGATTGGTTTAACCGATGACCAAATTGAAAAAGAAAACGCAGTATTTAGACTACGACAACAGTTAGGCACACAGATTCAGCAGTTGAAAGACAGACGCGAATCTCTTAATGCTGAAGAAGAGAAAAACATACCAATTATTGAATTAATCAATGAACGCATTGCTGAATTGGTTGAAAAAGAAGCAGAGCTTGTGCCGCAGGTTAGGCAGGTTGCAGAAGAAATAATTCGCAAACGCAACGCTATGGAAGCTGCCAATGAACAGGCAGAAAGATTTAAAAAGTCAATGGAGGATGCTGGTAGAGCAATTGAAAGCACAAATTCCTTTGTGGAGGATCTACAACAGCAAACTAGCGATGCTGCCTATGAAATGCGCACTGCAAACATGGGTCCGCTTGAAAAACAAATTAGCGACATCAATCGCAAAATCGATCAAGATCTAAAAACCAGCATAGAAGAACTTCAATCACTTTCTAATGAACAAAACTATCAAATAATAGAACAACAGATTGAAAGGCTGCGCCAAGCAGCTAGAAAACAAGCTGAACAACAAGCAGAAATTGCAAGAAAAGCCTATGAACAGCAACGTGAGTTTTCGACAGGATGGAGTCGTGCGTTTAGAGATTATGAAGAAAGCGCAACTAATGCTGCAGAAACTGCACAAAACATATTTGAAAAAACAACAAAGGGCATGGAAGATGCTATTGTTGGCTTTGCTAAAACAGGCAAGTTTGAATTCAAAGGCTTTATTAACAGCATACTAGAAGAACTGTTGAGAAGTCAAATACGTCAAATAATTGCAAAAACATTTTCAATTGGTGGTCTCGGAGGCGGAGGCGGCGGCGGAGGCCTTGGCAGCCTGTTTGGTGGCTTCTTTGCCACAGGCGGAATGATACCTCCAGGAAGGGTAGGTGTTGTAGGAGAGTCAGGTCCTGAATTAGTAAGTGGCCCTGCAAATGTCAGCACCATAGAACCGCAACAGGTGGTTTACAATATTAACGCTGTAGATGCAACAAGTTTCAAACAACTGGTAGCACAAGACCCGCAATTTATTCATGCTGTTGCTACACAAGGATCTAAAGGAATACCAGGTAGGAGATAAACAATGGCTTTTCAATGGGTAATAAACAATGCACAAAATATAAGCATTAACAGGAAAAAAATGGTTGCGCAAACAACTGCAAGAGACGGAAGTGTCAAAGCAGTAAGCAGGGGGCTTATGCCTAAACAGATAACAGTTACTTTGCCTAATGGTTTGCCTTGGGATGAATATGTAACTGACATTGAATCTGCAGAAGCCTTAGATAGAATTTCAGACTCTGTAATTACAATACCATTTGCTTTGTTTCCTTGGTATTATCAGAACAACCAGCCTTCTGTTGATGATAGTTTTACTGTGTTATGCACGCAGTTTCCTGAATGGACAATATTTGCACGCAATCAAGTATCGTGGAGCGGGCCTTTTGTGTTTGTAGAGGTGTAAAATGATTGATTTACGTAGTTACACAGCAATACAGAGTAATTTATTTGTAAGGCTTGCTATAGACTATTACAAGGCAACGCCAGATGCAACACCTACACAAGAGGTTTTACGATTTAGTGACTATGATTTTGATTTTGATATTAATGGTGAAACTTATACCCCTCTAGGAAAGTTGATGTCCGTTGGCGAAACATCAAGTGAACTTAGAGTAAGCAGTTATGAATTGGTTTTTACTATAAGCGGAATACCCAATAGTGCTATTTTTGAAATAGTTAATTCAAGAATTAAAGGCAGTGCTGTAGAAATATACAGAACACTCCTAGATCCTGAAACCACAAACCTAATTACAGGTATAACAAATCCACAACTGCGTTTTAAAGGCATTGTGAATAACTTTACTCTAAATGAGCAGTATGATGTTACTGCTAGAACAAGTGAAAACACGCTTGTGTTTACCTGCACAAGTGATGTTAGCGTATTGGAAAACAAAATATCAGGAAGAAGAACTAATCCTGAAAGCATGAAAGCATTCTTTCCACAAGACAAAGGGTTTGACAGAGTTCCTAATTTAAAGAATACCAGGTATGACTTTGGAAAAGAAACATGAGTTTTTTAAGTAAGATAGTTGACATTGGAAAACGTTTTGTTAGCAGTGACATAGGAAGCAGTATTGCAAAAACTGCTGGACTTGCGTTTATGTTAAGCCAAGTCAATAGAAGTGTTAACAAAGCAAATGAATTACCTGATCCGCCTGACGAAGGTGTGAGAATACAGCTAGATCCTAACACAGAAAACCCTATACCTGTTGTATACGGGGAAGCTTATGTTGCAGGTGCAGTTACTGACGCACACCTTGCTTCAAACAACAGCACAATGTGGTTTTGTTTAACACTGTGCGAAAAGACAGGAACTTTATTAAGCGACGGTGAAGATTCTGTAATTACATTTGAAGACATATATTGGAATGACACAAAAATAACATTTAGAAGTGACGGTGTAACTGCCGCACTTAGAACAGATTCAAACGGCAACACTAGCACAGATATTGCAGGATTAGTTAAAATTTACTGTTACAATAACGGTAGCCTAAGTCCTGTAAACGTTAGAGGTAACAATGGCGCTTTGCCTGCAAGTGCTAAAAATGTTTTTCCAATTTGGGGCAGCGACCATGATATGTCAGATTTAGTTTTCATGTTAGTGCGTGTTGACTATGATGCAGAAAAGGACGTCAAAGGATTAGCAGATATACAAGTTAGGTTGAAAAACACGCTTACACAACCCGGAGATGTTTTGTTTGATTACATGACTAACACTAGATACGGTGCCGGCATTAAGGAAGAGGAGATTAACAGTGGATAGTCTTAGAGATCTCAATGCTTTTGGACAGACTAGTTTAGAATTTACTGACACTAGACCTGCCGGCATTGTATCTAATTTAAATGATGCTCCGCAAAACAAAAATGTTGTTATTGAAGTAATTGACAGCGATACCACAGTTAACCAGATATTTGAAATATTTGAAATTATAAATTATAACGTTGCGGATGTTGTTTTTGAAGTTGAAATAATAAAAGACCAAAATCCAATTCCTGATGTTAGTATAGAATGGAACTTTATACCAACCTATATGACACTTAGCGAAGATGGTCTAATATATCGTATAAGTGGGTTTCAAGATGAAGGCGATTGGCAAACTGTATCAACATTTACTTGGTTGACGCCTCTTGACAGAGAAAGCTACGATACTTGGTATTTGGAATGCAGGGTAAAGTATTTCGATGGCAGAACAAATCAGATTGAAACAATAAACTGGGATGTCTACGACCCAGATCATTACATTCAATCTAAATTGAGATCAATATCAGCTATGAATGTTGTTGGCGGTATACAAGAGGATCTATCTAGTAATCTATCTGTTAATACAGTATTAAGAATTGTAACACCTGCAGACTCAACTACTGCTATGAACTTTGACATGGTCATAGATGCTGGCGAAATACATGGTCCGCAGTTTACCCAACTAGGATTTAACTTTGACTTAATTGCAAACGGCGGATATCTCCAAGTATTCCAAAATTCAACTTTTGCTAATGCCATACTGACCGCACAAGGAGAAGTGCTAGCCGCCACTGAAAATATTGATATTACCAGAGGTTATCTAAGCAATCAAGCTAACAATTTGTTTACTAATAATATACCATTTATAATAGCAAATGATAGTTTTTCATACGAATTTACTGCCTCCAATGGCACGTTCGGGTTTGATGAACAGGGCGATACTGCAACATTAACACTGTCAGGCACTAACACCGAATTAAATAACAGCTTTGGTGATATAATATATTATCCGCCTAAAGACTTTACGTCAACTGACACCATAACCTACAAACAGTTTAAAGATGGTAGTTTAATATTCCAATCTAGTTTTAGCGCAACAAGACAAGGCACTGGCGGTATTGCACTGGAAAAATTTGAATTCCTGCAAAGTGCCACATTTACACCTACGTTTATTCAGCAAAAGTATGGCACAGCAACAATTTACCTGCTAGGCGGCGGTGGTGGCGGAGGCTATGCACAAAGCCAAGATGCAGCTTCAGGTGGCGCTGGCGGCCAATACAGAATTATATCAGACCTTGCAATAACCCAAAGCTCTTATAACATTGTAGTTGGTGCAGGCGGCGCCGGCCAGGACAATACTCCTAGCCTTAGTAGAGGTATTAATGGCGGAGACACTAGTGCGTTTGGATTTACGGCGTCAGGCGGACAAGGAGGAGAAGAATCCGGATTAGGCACAAGAGGCGGTAACAATACACAATTTAGTGGCAGCGAAGGAACTACTAACTCGTCAATTGACCCATTAGCTGGTGGCGGCGGTGCTGGCGCTGGAGGAAACGCAGAAACATTGCCTTCTACATCTAATGACCCAAGGGACGGCGGGCCTGCTACTGATAGTGATATCCCAGACAGCTTTATAACAAATGTAGGCGGAGGTGGCCAAGGCGGCACAGGCTATCGTCCGGAAATTGGCGCTAACGGAACAGGCGCTAGGGGAAGTGTAGGCGCTGGCGCCTACGGAACCGGCGGTGGCGGCGGTGGCGGTCAAGGTGCAGGAGAAGAAATAGGCGGCAATGGCACTCACGGGATTGCTGCAATAATAGTCCAATAAGGTATATGGCATGACATCAATTAAAAAAAACTTGTTTCAAATAAATGGGCTGGTATCAACAAACAAAACAGCCTTGCAAAATTTAAATGATCTTGCAACCGCTGGAGGTGCATGGATTACCTACGACATTGTAGATGGAAAATACAGTGTTATAATAAACAGAGCAGGAACAAGTATTGCCAGTTTTAATGATAGCAATATACTTGGTGGCATCAATGTTTCAGGCACAGGAATAAATGAATTATACAATAGTGTAACTATTGAATATCCGCACAAAGATCTAAAAGATGCAACTGATTTTCTTGAACTTAAAATACCTGACGCAGATAGATTTCCAAATGAGCTTGATAAAAAACTTAACATAAAAACCAACCTTTTGCATGATCCTATACAAGCACAACAAATTGCTGGCAGAGAATTAAAGCAATCGAGGGTTGATAAGGTTATTGAGTTTAGAACTGATTTTAGTTACCTTGGATTGAAAGGAGGTGACCTTATAGATGTTACCAGCGATCAATATGGATTTGCTAATAAAGTATTTCGCATTGTAAGTGTGCAAGAGGACGAGTCGGAAGAGTTTGTAATTAGCATACGTGCAATAGAGTATTCGGATGAAGTTTACGATATTAGTGATCTTGAAGGCGGCAATGTTAGAACGGAAAGGTCGCCGCAAACCGGTATTCAACCAAAAGCAGCTAACCAAGAACTTGCAACTTTGGATGACATTGACACAGGCTCTACACTGTTAAGGCTGTTAGCAGGAAACGCCATTGCAGGTTTAATTAACAGTGTTTTGGATTTTGATGAAGAAACAGGCGAAATAAATCAGAGTTATGAATTTAAGGATGATAATGTAACCAATCTTCTTAGCAATGTTAAACCGCAAGCACCGCAATTTGAATTAACTGCTGCCCCAAGCGTGTGTGAAGGTGCAAGTGTTACAGTAAATCTTGCATTTGTTTTTCCAGAAGAGTGCTCCAGCTGTCTAGTGGATGTAGATGCTATTAGAGCTACAGAATTAGCAAAAACAGATGGCACATATGATTATGAAATCTCAGGCATAGACGCTTCAGATATAGATGTTCCACTTAACGGAACTATTGTGGTAAGTGGCGGCACAGGCAGTTTGGTAATTACAGCCGCAGACGATGCAGATGCACTAGAAACTATGACAGTTAGTGTTGAAGATAAGAGTGTTGACATTGACATTGTGCCGCTTAAGGAATTTACTTACAGTGTGTCTGCATCACCGCAAAGCATTACTGAAGGAGATTCTACAACCGTAACACTAACCACAAGTAATATTGCAGATGGAACAGTTTTAGATTATGAAATAACAGGCGCTGCAATAGACAGAGTAGATACTGCGTTAACCGGAACTGTTACAGTTAACGCAGACAGTGCAGATCTTGTTGTTAACACAACGGACGACAGTGAATTCCAAGGAACTACAACCTTTACTGTAACATTCGATCCTACACTAGATGATCCCTGCGGCACTGTTGGCAACAACAGCATTGTTATTCTAGTAAGTGACAATGAAACAGAACCACCACCTGATTACACTCAACAGTATATACAGGTGCCTGTTGTTTGGGTAGGAACTTATGATGCAAACGACAACCAATTAAAAGAGCTTTCGCCGTTGAGGTCAATGAGTTTGCCAGTGCCATTGCCAGGCAACGAAGCCAATGGGATAAATGTTCCGCAAACTGTTAGTGTTGCAAAAGGCAATCCAAGTGTAATTACCATTGAAACTTCTGTATTGATTGATCCTACAGTGCAGTTAGGTGGAGTTGCAGTAAATGTTATTACAGATTTCGACGATATTCCTCCTAACGGTGATATAACAGGAACAAGATTGGAATTTTACGGTTTTGATTAAACTTTTTTAAAGGTTTTTTCAAGTTTTTTTAAGTTTTGCTAAATACAATTCAAGACAGACAACGTTTGGTTGTCTGTTTAACAGACAATCAAATTAGGAGATTAACATGTCTAACGCGGCTTCGGATTACGCAGAAAATTTAGTTCTAGAATATCTATTAACGGGAAACAGTGTTACCCGTCCATCAAATTTGCACGTTGCACTTTTCAACGCAAGTGTCGATTTACCAACCACAGACGCAGAGCTTGAAGCAGGAACGCTTTCAGAAGAAGTTAGCGGCACAAACTATGCTCGTCAGACTGTTTCTTTTAGTGTTACTGGCAACCAAGCTGAAAACAGCGCAGACGTTACTTTCCCAGCAGCTGGAACAGGCGGTTACGGCGAAGTTACACACGTTGCAGTGCTTGATTCGCTAACAGCCGGAAATGTTCTTTTTTGGGGTAGAGTTACCACGCCAAAAACCATCGAAGAAAACGACACGTTTGTTATCTCAACCAACAACCTTACTATATCACTAGACTAGGGCTTCAAGGGGGCTTTGTCCCCCTTTTCTTTAATGGGAGATAACACATGGCTACTATAGTCACACGCATTGGCAAGGGAGAAGCGCTGACCTTTCAGGAAGGTGATGACAACTTCGTCAATCTAAACACA